GTTCTTTATACATTATCTGTAGATATATTTTATAATGAGAACGTTAAAATGATTGTGGAATATAATACATACGGTACTGTTCTTTTTCAATATTTAAAAACAGTGTTTCCACAGAAGAATGATTTTGATGATGAGATGATTGTAAGATTTAAACATAGGCATGATGCAAGGACTTTAAAACCAGGTATTAAACTTAAATCTGATAATAAAGCAATATTTTGTCAGAATTTCTCTAAATTGTATGGAGATAATAGGATAGATATAACAGATGAAGAAACAGTAATCGAAGCGAGTCTATTTGGTACATTAAGAAATGGAAGTTATGGGGCTCAAATGGGACATGATGATGTTATAATGACTGCGATTACTGCAACTGAATTTTTTAATACAACTGACTATGCAGATTTTGTAGAAGAGGCCCTAGATTTTATAGATTTAGAGATACATAATAAAATGGAAAGTATATTATTTAAAGATAATGATAGCGAAGGAGATCTACAATATGATATTTATGACCTACTTAAATAAATTACAAGAATAAACCGGATATATAATAAAAGTAAAAAAAATAAATTAGAACAACTATGGCATTAAGTCCTCAATTACAACAGTTCAAGAGCTCAGGCGTATATCGCTTAGAGTTTGACAAATCACAGACGGTTAATATCCCTGCTGAAACTATTAGATTAGTTGTAGGTAGATCTAAAAAAGGTCCTTACAACACCCCAGTATTCATTGAAGATACTGAGCAATTCGTACAAGTTTTCGGTGGTATTGACAAGTCTTTAGAAAAAGATGGAATGTTTTTCCACAGATCAGCATTAGAAACTCTATCAAGAGGTCCTATTTTAGCACTTAACTTAACTACAGCAGATGCAAAAGAAGCACTTTTAGCAGATTCTGATCAAGTAAGTATGGTGTCTTTAATTACTGATGGTGGCGAACAAGGAATCAACGCATCTTTTTTAACAACAAAATATGCAGATGTATTTGATACAGATAAGTTCTGGACTCCGTCTGACGCGAAAGTGTTAGCAGCAGCTAGTAATACTGAATCAAATTCAAATAAAGCTATTACGTTTACAAACATTAAACAAGATCCAATTACGATTATTGTAAAACAAGCTGCAAATGTTGCAGGCTTTGAAGTTACAGCAAGAGAGTGGTATGGTGAAGGAAATATTCCAGAAGGAATCGACGCATTAGAATATGTTTCTGATTACATGGTAGATGTTTTAGTTTATAAAGGTAATTTTGATGCACCTACATTAAATAACGACCCAGTTTACGGGCAGTATTTTGATACTAAAGGTTTAATAAAATCTCAATTAGGAGCATTTACAAACTTAAGAGAAGTAAGTTTAATTTCACAATATAGTGGATCTTTAATTCCAGAATTTATGGATAATGAAGGAAGACAATTATATATTGAAACTTTAATTAATCTAGAAGCAAGAAGAACAGGTTTATTCTGTGCAGTTAATGAAGATGCTTTAGAAAATATTGATCTTATTGGTGAAGGTTTTGATCTTTATCAAGATTATCAATTATTATCACACAATATCGCACAGGGAGTTTCTGTAGATGATCTTGCACTTAATAAAACAGTGGAAATTGATGGTAATGATTTATATGTTAGAAATACATTAATTGGTGATTTACCAACAGATCTTGAAGTTGGTAGCTTTTTATTATCAACAATCGCTGGATTAAATAATGAATATTCTCAAGTTATATCTATATCAGATGACGGGACTGATTCAAAAATTACAGTTAGTGGTGCGTTTGGAATCAATGAAATTGATGGAACATACGAATCATTTACTACAGTTGGAAATCCACCTACATTCGCTGATGCAACTACAGGTGTAGCTTATAACGCAAATATTACTGTTGGCCTTGATGGTAAACTAGTAATCGATGCGCCAATTGCTGATGTGATTTTCGGTGATTTAGCAGCAGGTGCTTTCTTAAAGAGCGCATCAACTGGTGAAAAGGTAAAATTTATTAATGCAGTTGAAGTTAGTGGACAAACTATATTAAATTGTGAAGACGCAGTTTCTAGTGAATACGTAGAAGCAGGTGCGGCATCATTCTTAGTATACCAAAGAGCAGATACTGCTATATTACCAGTATATACAATTAATGAAAACGATAGAGTAGAATTAATTACTTCTGGATGGACATTTACACCAGAAGGAACTGGTAAATCTAGATTCACTAAAACAGTTGCTATTGCTGCAGCAGAACCTGCATTTAATTCAAACATTAAAGTAGGAATGTATGTTCTAGATTCAGTATCTGGAAAACTAGCAAGAATCTTACAGATTCAAAAAGCTCCAGTAGTTGAAGACGTAGCAGCAGGTACTAAAACTTATACATATAGATTTATTACACACAGAAACTTAGAAGTTGAACCTACATACGCTCTTAAGAGATATGAAGATGCTACTTCAACTTATACAATGTTCCCGATTGAAGGTGCAGTTATTAATGACAGAAAAATTTCTGAATTATTAGCACAATTAACACCGGGTAACGGCTTATCAAATACTTTAGTTGATAAAGATGCTATTACATTTAGATATGTAGTTGATACATTTGGTTCATTAGAAGGCCCAACAATTCTTAACAAAGAAGCAATTACGTTACTTTGTAAAGAAAGACAAAATGCATCTGCGATCTTAAACGGACCAATGGTACATGAGCTTAAAGCTTCTACTAACCCATCATTCTTAAACGCTCAAACTGGAGCATTTGAAGTAAGACACATTGCAACAGGTGGTAACTTAGAATTAAACCCAACGTTATTATATACATTACCAAGCCTTAATGAAGGTGCAAACTTTGGATTCTACTACTCTCCAGGTCTTAATGTCCTAGAGAATGGAAGAGTTAAAATTGTTCCACCAGCGGCTTACGTATCAAATAACTATATTGATAAATACAGCGACGCATTACCATGGTCAATCATTGCAGGGCCAAGAAGAGGTGTTGTAGGCGGTACTAACGTACAATCACTTGAATTTTCATTTGATAAAAACGATAGAGATGTTCTTGAGCCATTTGGTATTAACCCAATCGTATTCGAAAGAGGCGTAGGATTAACAATTAAAGGTAACAAGACTGCACAACAATCAATTCAATCAGCGCTTTCTTCTGCTCACGTAAGAGAAGCAATGATTTACATTGAAGATGGACTTGCTGAAATCTTAAAGAATTACTTATTCGAATTTAATAACGCTCAAACGAGATTAGAGATTAAGACTTTAGCAGACAACTTTATGGAGTCAGTTAAGAAAGATGGTGGTGTTTACGATTACAGAAACATCATGGACGGAACTAACAACACTAACGAAGTTATTGACAACAACATGGGTATCTTAGATACTTACGTTGAGCCGGTTAAAGGTCTTGAAATCTTAGTATCGAGAGTAACAATCTTAAATACAGGAGAAATTGCAACTGGAAACTTTGCATAATAAAATTAGATATATAAATAAAATAAGAAATTAAAGATATGGCTTTACCACATTATTCAGAGGATCAAACACAAAAGAAAGGCAGAAATTTTGAGCCAGTACAGGCTAACCTGTTCGAAGTAACTATTTTACCACCAGCGGGAGTAGGTGGACAGGAATTGTTACTACAGCACATAAATTCTATTTCTGGACTTGATGGTCTACACAAAGGAGTTGACGCAATAACTCAAAAATACAAATTTGCTAGCAGATCATTTGCTGGTACAATTGGTGAAACTACAGTTGATGTAACTGTTAACTTTTCATTAAACTTAAACGAAGCAAACCAAGCTTATTTATACAAAACGTTAAGACAATGGTATAGAGCTCAATATAATCCAGAAACTGGAGAAATGGGTCTTAAAAAGAACTATGTTGGTACAATTGTAATCGTACAGTTTAACAGAGAAGGAGACATCTACAGAAAGGTAACACTTGATGACTGTTTTATTACCTCTGGTATCGGATTCACTTCGGAACTAAGTTACGAAAGTGGAGATGCTGCTTCATTAGAAATTGGTTGGAGATCAGATGTATGGTCTGAAGAATTAAACTAATTATAAATTCTATAATAGAGGAGGAGTTCCTAGGAACTCCTCTTTTTTTAACCAAAGAAAATATATTATAATATTAACAGAATACATAATAAAATACTATGGAAAATACAAAGCTTACAAAAAAGCTACAGGTGTTGCTAACCGAAACAGAAGTCAGTCAAATTAATAGAGTTATTTTAAACGATGCTTTAGAAAATGAAGCTCGTCCAGTTTCAGTAAGTGCTTTTATTAGGGGACTAATACAAGATGAGTTGTCTAAAAGAACACCAGATCAAAAATCATATATCAAACAAAATTTAAAAAACTTAAAATCAAAATAATATGTCAGAACAAAACAAACCTTCAAAGGAAGAATTGTCAAAAATGTTAGATGCTCGTGAAGGCGTTAACCAGACAAGTGAACCTACAGTTAATGTTGAATCAGTAGAGGCTGTAATTGACGAACAAGGCTTAGGTAAAGTTAACATGAAAGATTTTGGCCCAACAAAGGCTGAACATTCAGATGTATATCTAGGTTGGCACGAGCTAGATATGGAAACAATGCCATCTAAGGGTAGATTTTATCCGGATGATATCATTGTTAAAATAAGACCAGCAAAAGTTGCTGAAATTAGACACTTCTCAACAATGGATGAAAATAATTTATTAGATATCGATGATAAATTAAATGCTATTGTAGAATCTTGTACAACTGTAAATTCTAAAACATCTAGAATGTCTGTAAAGGATATTTTAGAAGAAGATAGATTTGTACTTATTTTATCAATTAGAGACTTAACGTTTCCAGAACCAGAGGCAACTTTAAAAGTTGAACACCAAACTAAAGATGGTAAAAAACATGAAGTTGAAATTAAAAGAGAATACTTTCAGTATTTTTCAATTCCTTCAGAAATTGATAAGTACTATGATAATGAGCGTAAAGGTTTTTTAATTAAAACTAGAAACCATGGTGAGTTCATGATGAAGCCACCGACAGTTGGTACTATGCAAGAAATTACTAAGTACATCAAAGAAAGAAGAGAAAAGGGTCTAAATATAGATCAGTCATTAATCCAAATTGCACCTTATATTGCAGTTGACTGGAGAACGTTTAACCAAAAGAGACTATTCGATTTAGAGATAGAAATGAACGGATGGGATCCTAAAAAATACATGCTAATCTACAGAATTGCAGAGCAACTTAAAGTTGGTTTACAACCTGAAATGAAGGTTATGCTAGGGGATGTGGAGGAGACGATCCCCATCAACTTTCGTGGCGGCGTCAAATCTCTTTTCATTGTTCAAGATCTCTCTGGAGAACTTCTTTAAGACAAAGTTTTATATTTATCTACACTTACATATCCAACCGAGTGAACTTGATAACATGGAATACTACGAGTACCATTATATCATTAAAGATTTAATACAACACTTAGAGAACGAACAAAAAGCGAACCAAGGTGAAAAAGACATGGCTGGTGACATGATGGGCAAAATGAAAATGCCAAACATGCAGATGCCGAAAATGTCAATACCGAAAATGGGGTAACGCGATAGCGATAGCCTATTAAGATTAATATATACAAGAGTCCTGCATTGTTGTAGGACTCTTGATATATATACCACATGCAATTTACATTGCAATAAAAAATAAGGCATATTAGAACATCTTATGATGAATATTTTTTCAAAGTTATTAGCACCAACTAATAAGTTAGCCGAATTTGCAGAAGAGCAATTAGAAGAAGCAAAAGCTTTAAATGTTATTACTTTAGATATAAGAGATGAAGCTGTAATATCTAATGAAGAGCTAAAAAAGCAGACTATTCTTTTAACAGATATTAAAACGCTTATTAAAGAGCAAATTGATTCTGGTAATTCCGGTGGTTCATCTACAGAATTTGGTGATGCAAGTAAATTTAAAGGTCTTGCTCCAGATAAAGCTACTCAAATGGCTGGGATTGCAATTGGTAGTATGGTAGCCATTACAGTGGCAGCAGCCTTAATACAATATACACCAATTATTTCTATAGGACAATTATTAACAGTGATCGCAGTAGCGGGTGCATTGGCATTAGTGGTGCCAGCATTTTTAGATATTGCGACTCAATTAAGTGGTAGTGAAAGCTCTTTGGCTATGGAAGGTGATGGTGCATTTAATGCCAGTTCTAAATCCGGCCCTGGATTAGCAGGAGTTGGAGTGGCTACTTTAGCACTTGTTGGTATGTCAGTAACTATTCTTTTGACTTCATTTATATTTAGTATGATTGTGCCACTTACACCGGCAAATGCGATTTCAGCATTAGTTATCGCGGCATTACTTATCCCAGTGGCATTTGCTTTTAGTCTGATTACAAAAGAATTAGCAAAGGCAATTGGTACTAAAAGCGCAGGCTTTGAAGGTATGGAAGTATCTGCAACTGATTCGAGTGGTTTAGCACCACTTGCAGGCGCAGGATTATTAAGTTTATTAGGAATGGCATTTGTTATAACTGTATCTTCTTGGGTATTTCAGCTTATAATGCCTTTAAGTATGCCACAAGCATTAACAGCG